CTGAACGCCAGTTAAAGCAATCGTTGATCCGGTGGTTACAGGGGTAACTGTGCCTGCCAAGCCTGCGGAAGATACCCCAGTTAAGGCGACAGTTACCGGCCCCGCACTAACGCCACTAAGGCCAGAGAAGGGGGCTTCTGAAAACGCTGATATACCAAACATGGTTTACGGCATACGCCGCCTCTGTTTAGGTTGTCGCTAGACGAATCAGCGCAGTAGTCGTGGTATTAGCAGGCATCGTTAGCGTAAAAGTTCCAGCCGTTATAGTCTGCGAACCAAACGTGTGAACGCTAATAGCCTTATTGCTCTGTGTAGAGTTGTAAATCAAAACTGTATCAAAAGCGGTTGCTAATGTTACGGTTGTGTACACAATGCTTGCAGAAGGCGTCCAATAACCAACGCCTGCGGTAGAAGACGAGTTGGTAGAAGTGGGCGCAGTAGCATTGGTTACTGTTTGTCCACCAGCAGTGTAATTTGTACCTGTAACTTCGCCGGTAGTTGTATATGCTGTTGTGCTTGCGTTTAAAGTAGCTGAAGCCAGATACAGCGCAGCCTTAACCGTGTCGGTAGTGGGCGAAGTCAAGCTGCCACGCGAAGTAATGGTAGAAGCGCCAAGCTGATGCTGGCCCAACATCAGTTCGCCAAGGAACGATGTACACATTGATTGAGTATTTGCCATGATTTTTCCTTAAAAGAAAGCGGTTTCGCCACCCGCAAAGGTAGGCATTTTTTTCAACGTAACATGTGCTGACCGGTGAACCAACTCGCCATCCAACCAGTACTCTACCCACGTCGTAAACTCATTGTCGTTATCGACTGTGCCTTCCCGCTTCTCTAGCTGGGAATCATCCATATCGCCTTTGGTGGTGGTAACAATCAATTTGAACTCCTGATAAGCGCAGTGGTTGATGTGTTTGCAGGCATAGTGATTGTAAACGTGGTGGTTGACGTTTTATCAGAGCCAAAATCCAAAACCGCAATTGACCTATTTGCCTTGGAGGCGTTGTAAATCAGGGCGCATCTGGCGGTTAATGCCGCCGTCCAAGATACGTTATTCCAGTTTACATAAGCTACAGAGCCAGAAGAACTGATAGACGCGCCAGTCATGGTTACCCCACCAGCCGTGTAACCAGAGGCCACTACCTCGTTAGAGGTGCTATATACCGTCGTGTCTTCGTTTAAATTAGCGTTACCAGTGTAAAGCGCAATCTTGATCGTATCCGAAGATAGATTGTGAATTGCTTGGTACAACTCTTTTTTGAAGCTGGTGGTCTGCGTTTGAACTATGCTCATGTGACCGCCTGCCTGTACTGACCGTTACGATACGCGTCTTGACGCTCCATGCCGTCACCCAGACGTTTAGCCAAAGCAAGTGCTTCCTTGTACTTGCCGTCGTACAAGGCAATCAGGTCTTGCTCACCCTTCATAAAGGTGTAGGCTTCTACCAAAGCGCCATAAAGCAAAACGCTATCAAAGTTGTCGCCCAACCAAGTTTGCCCACTGGATACAGTGGTGATGGACTCAGGGTAGTAGTAGTAGTGAAGCTCTGCGGAGTAAGCTGCATCAGGGGTCGGGCCCAAAATAAAGCTCAACTCATTTGTTATCGTAGATCCCGAGATGGTTGGGCCAAATAGGGCGTAATACTTGGGGGTACCCGTACTTGTTGGGCTAGGGTATGCCTCACGCATAAAGTTAACGTCCTTGTTTAGGAGATAGGTGTAATCTCCACCACCATAAGGATAAATAGCCAGAGAATACGGGGCTAGGAAATCATCAGGACAAGACAAGTACTTATTGTTAATCGTAATTGTCCCGGTCATATTTTTTCGCAATGACGGAAACTGCACCGAGTTATAGATGCGCTGCTCCGCCTGCTGAATGAATCGGTCAATCTGATCTGTGGAGTTTGCGGATAGGTTTGCAGTGCCCGTCCCAGAGCCAACGCCTGTAGCCGTGAAAACAACGCCAACTGTATTGGCTGAAGCACCAATTGCTGTAAAGCTAGTTGTACCAACCGAAACAATTGTGTAAGTCTGACCAACAACAAAACTTCCAGCCGCATACAAACTTGCAGTCGTAATCGTCGGAAAATAGTTTTCCGTGTAAGTCTGTATGCTGGTTAGAAGGTTCGCGTAATTCATGCCATCGGGCCTCGTGCCGTTACGCCTTTAGTGGCGCAGCCATTGCCTCGGGTTTTGATGCCGCTGGTTTTAACAGCTTCATTCCCAGCAGACTTGCTGATACCACCAATGCTTACATCATAGGTATCTAGCTTGCTTCGGTTGGGTTCTTTTCCGGGGTTGTTGGAAATAGAAACTGCCTTACCGCTCATGTTGTGCGGCTTTGCATAGACAGCAGCAGGGCCGACTTCTTTGCCGCCTTTTTTCATACTGTATGCCATGATTTACCCCGTTTTCTGGTTAGCTGCACGAGACAGGTTGCGACCAAGGCGCATACGGTCTTCGCTGGTTGGGCCGCCTTTTTTCATGCCCTTGGCATGCATGCGGCTTTCGTGACCTTTGACCATCTTCTTGGCCTCAGTATCAGCAATTTGCTTTACTTTCTTCGCGTCCATCGTAAACTCCTATGAAACCGTTACCGTTACCGTGCCAACACTTGTGGTTCCAACCAAGTAATTTGGCGTTAAAACCGCATCAAACCCGCTGGCTCCACCTACAGGGGCCCAGCCCCACTGAGTATCCCTAGAGCCACCAGTCAGATTTCCTGCGCTGTTAACCCCTGCTGTCACATATGTGCTGTCACGCCTTGGATTACGCACCGCTTGTGGATCATCCACTGGGTACATGCCCAATTGCAACTGCGGCTGATCCGGATCCCAGCAAGAACCACATACAAGTAAATTGTACGTCTTTGTCTTGATAATTTCCTTGCGTAACTCGGTTAATTTAAACTGAGCGCCACACCTATCGCACATGGCAATACTATTCTTGCCGGATGCAAACCTATTGCCCATTTCACGTTCCGCTTCCGATAAACGCTTGGCGCGGCACGAACCTTACGGCTGCTTTCTCGCGGTCTTCCTCAGAAGCCAGAGCCCAAGCCTCGTCATACTGCTGTTTCAGCACATCCAAACGCTGCGCTCCATTAGGAACTTTCAGCGCCAAGTAATAAGACAACCCAGCAACCATACAGGGCAAAAAGCGGAAAGGTACGTCCATAGTATTAACCCCACTGCCAGCGTCGTCTATACGGCGCAGGCGCCAGTAAACAAACTGGTAAGTCTGGGAGTTATCTGGTACGGGCCAGACCGTGATGCGGGGGGTCTCCAGTCGCTCGATCCAAACCTGAATAGGACGAGCCTGTTGCAGCTTATTGGGGATAGTGGCGTAGGTGGAAACGCTGATACGGGTAATGGTCAGGTCTGCCTGAGTAGAGGCGCTTCCTGCTCCGGTGCGAATAACATGCTCAAGCAAATCCACTGTATCTGTTGGCAAGTCATATGTCGCTGTTCCGGGGACAAGGTTAATTGTGCCTTGCTCAAACGTCCACATGTTTACACCACGGTTTGCCCAATCAGCAAACATGATGTTTAAACTGCGCCGTGCGGTGCGCAGGTCATAGCCTGAGCGTAGCTCGGAGCCAGCGCGTTCAAACGCTTCCTCTACGATTTCCGTGAGGTCAAGGTTGAAAGTTGCGACTCCTGATACAGCCATGTTTTACTTCTTCGCGGTTTTTGCAGAATCAATAAACGCCTGAGCAGTGGGTGCGCCTTTTTGACCGGGCTTGCGCATTTTCTCGCCTCTGGCTCGTTTTGCATGGATATTTGCGTACAACCCGACCTTACCACCTGCGGCGTACTGCGTAAAGTCAGTATCGTCGCGGCGGGCAGTTTTTTTGCCCTTTGGCATCTTGGACGGGGATATATCGCCCATACCCCTGCTGGACATCATTTTTTAGCCATCCCGCCGCCGCACATGATCATTGTGCCTTTGGTCTTGCCGCGTTGAGCAATGCCATCTGCACGAGCAGAAGCAGAGCCACCCTTGGCATAGCCGCGCTGTCCACGCACCATGTCACGAGGAGCGGCTGCTGGAGCGGGCGCAGTCATGCGCAATGACTTCATATAAGCTTTGTCAGCAGCAGCACGCATCTTTGCATCTGCTACGCTTTGTGGGGTTTGATCATTATCATCCATGATTATTCCTTAGCACATTTTGCCGCGAGTTTTACCCCGCTGGGCGATACCATCAGCACGGCGAGAAGCGGAAGAAGTGGATCCGCCAGAAGCCATTTTCTTAACCGCGCCACCACGCTTGTATTCCTTTTTGCGATCTTCTGCATAAGCATCACGGCGAGGAACATAATTCTTCATAGAGGCATCACGACCAGCCATCTCGTCTTGCTTGTCCACCATAGCTTTTCCGCTTTGCGTGTACTGATCACGGGGCACATAGCCTGCTGTACGCTGAAGGGGTTGACCATCTTCATCAAGACCACGGTTTGCATTGTCCTGAGCTTCCATAGTTGCACGCTCTTGTGCGCTAGGACGAGGCTTATTAACGCCAAACTTTATGTCTGCGTCAGGTTTGCGGGTTAAGCCGCGTTCTTTGTTTAAGAAGTCGCGCAAGCTCAAGCCTGACTCTTCAAGCTCTTTCTTGGA